CCGACTAAAGGTATGATTGCTGTGGCTCTCGTAACTCGCAATCGTGTATTCGACGATCGTTATCCGGATACATATTGTGGAGTTGTTGAACAAGGTCCAGTTCGTGAAAGCTGGAAAAAGAATGGTACGTACTATCCTATTCGCCATCGCTGTCAATTCAGCTGGTATTGCGATGGTAAGTCGGATACGATTCCAACAGTTGATTTGGATGTCTATGAATTAGCTCGTATCATTTCATTCAAGGTAATTAGTAATTCACCTATGAGAGATTTCACACAAGGTGCTACTCATTACCATGCTACATACGTGCATCCTGAATGGGCAGAAACAAAAACTAAAACTGTTCAAGTCAAGGATCATATTTTTTATCGTTGGGAGAAGTAAATGGCGAAAGTAAAAGAAATCAAAAACTACAAAGAAGAAATGAAATCTCTTGACTTTAACGTTCCAAGCATTCGTTACAAGTTTGATGAAGACATTTTCTGTGATGAACTCTTAGAATACATTACTGAAACTTATGGCACGCATTATGCAACCGACAAGTTTCAAGCCACCGAGTTTATTATCGATGGTGGGCATGGTACGGGCTTCTGTATCGGTAATATTCTTAAGTACGCACAGCGTTACGGAAAGAAGGGTTCGAGGCAAGACGCTCGGCGAGACTTAATGAAGGTTTTGCACTATGCGATAATTCAACTTTATGTTCATGATCTGGAATCTTCCGAGGATAATGCCTAGCATAGGCTAACTCAATTCTAAATTTCAGATCATCAAAATTACCGTCGTAAGGGTCCAGCTCCTCTTTTTCCCTTGCGGCGGTAATTCTTGCTTTGAGAAACGTTTCAATCATAAATCTCTATTCCACTCCCTGCATTAATATATTTAGGCAAGCAATAAGCTGTAGCCCTATCACGTTTGTCCATCGCTGCGTATGTAGAGTATCTTTTTGCCAATTCTTTAGCAAAGAAATTACACGTAGTTACATTACGAAAGTACATATCGTTTGATACTAAACGTCTATCATCACCTACACCAATGTAAAGCATTAACAAAAATACGTGCATCATTACTTCAATGACTCTTCAATACTCTTAAACATTTCTTGAACCATCGGTGCTTTTTTATTTGGTTCATATACACATTGCATATGTGGTGGACAATGTTCAAATCTACTTATAAACACTGTATCGGTTGTTTTATTCGGTCCTAGATAAAAACAAACTTTTTGTGTAAGTACAACTTTCTTTTTAGCAAGTCTACAAGTTACAAAGATTTTATCTTTTTCTTTTTCTTTATACATTCTACCTTCTGCTAAAGCATCCAGAATATGTGCAAAAGATATGAACAATATAAAGAATAAAATCAGTAATCCGTTTCCAATCCTAACATACCACTTCATATTTGTCCAGTTCTAGCTGCATACACCAGCCAAATGAATGATACAATAACTGCGCCAAATACGAGTATAAGAAAACCAATTGCTACTGCTTCAATAAATTTCTTTCTTCTAGCCGCTTGAGCATAAATTGTTTCTTGCCTTTGTTTTCTGATTGAAGCTTCCATTCGAATAAGCTCGTCCCAGTGCGATGCGCCGTACGTAAATCCAATAAAGTTCTTCAAGTCTTGTCGCATTTGATCTGCTTTTTTCTTAGCAGCAAATATTTCCATTGCTTCTTGTTCAATTGAACCTTTGAATGCTAGCTTCTTAAATAGAGGAGGATTTTTCGCTTGGCGCTCAGCTTCTGATAAATCAGACATGGCATTCATCCACCGGCCGAGATCACTCGCCATGGACTCAATATCTCTTCCGATCTGAAAACCTTTTTTCAGAACGTTAAATGCTGCGGTTGCAGTTGCTAATGCGCTAACAGGATCTACCATGAGATCTCCTAACATGAGTTCTCATAATAAGATTCAAAGATTGATAAAGCTCACTCGTAACTATTTATATTTTTTTGTTTACAAAGCAATTTATTTGTGGTAGAATATAAATACAAATGAAGATGTTTGATGGTAGACAGGACCCGGGGGCGGTACCCGGCGCCTCCACCATAAAGAGTTTTGAATGGATGATTACGAGATATTACGATTGTTTAGAAAACGCTGTGTCGAATATATCTGCATAAACAACTATTCAATACATCACGCAAGACTCTTTATGTGGGGGCGAAATAGGATCGACTGGTGCTTGAGTCTTCGAAAAAGTAACTGCAAACGATAATTTTGCACCTGTAGATTATCGCCTCGCGGCGTAACCTACCGGGCCCGGTGGAGCCTCGGAACAGAATCCACCAACTTAAAGGAGATATAAATGGCTTTACTAGCAGTATTAGTTACAGGTCTTTGGTTTGCAGACAATGCAGAATTTGTTTCTACAACGGAAAGTCAAAGAGCTGAAGGATTTAGATGGCACCAGATTGAATGCAGAGATGTCAATCCTGAGTTGCCGGCAATTACAATTAACACACCAACTGGACGGAAAATCGTGTGTCATAAACTCAAGTGAGAAAATTATGAGATTTTTATTAGCAGCATTTTTAATTTTATCGGCATGTACAGCAGCATTAGCACAGCCAGAAATCAGGTCAAAGCCGGTGCAATGCGCCACGCCACAAGAAACACTTGATCACTACGTAGTAGCCAATGGCTTAGAAGTCATGTATATTGGAGTCGCGCAGGTGCGCACGCAATATGGCGATGTTGTACCTACTGCAATTGCATTCTTTGCAGATCCGGCAACAGGTAGATTCGTCTTAGTCGAGGGTGACAAAGATGATGTTTGTGTCATTAGTGTAGGTGATAGATTACAGGTCGGTGTTGATCATGATGAAGTGATGAATCTATTTTTACAGAATAGTCTTAATTCTTAACGACATTCCATTCTGATAAATCACTTTGTTCTTTAGTCATGTATTTACTAATACATGCTAGAATGATCTTATTATCTGAACTATGATCTACCACAACCCAATCGCTTGAGCCGGAAGGTGCTTTCACGACATCCCCTCTTTTTAAAACTTTATGGCCAACTTTATCCGCTAGGATCATACAATTCTCCTGTAACAGTTGCGCTAGTAATATTTATTTGAAAAAAAGTTTAAAAAAATGCATTTTACCTATTTACTTTTGAGAAGAAATAGTGTATAATAGATCTAACAATTGAAAAAGAGGAGAAGAAAATGGGTAAAGTTAAGTCAATGATGATGGAAGCACAAGACGAGTTGTTTGCTATCATGGACATCGAAGATGTCATCGGTTCTTCCGAGTGCTTCGAAGAGTTTGCTGCCACCCTCATGGAGCAGGGTGGCCTTGCCTACTACGACTGGGCATACAAGTTTGGCCTCGATGTTGAGCGCTTCGTAGTTACTGACATCTGGAACGAATTCTGGTCGGAGTACGTATAATGATTATCGTGAAAGTAGCCTTCGCTATCATGGGCATGTTAATGGTAGCATCACTTCCAATCCTTCTTGTCTGGTAATAGGAGTATATATTATGACTGAAGCACTTATCTTTCTTACTGGTTGGACAATGGGCGTAGCCTTTGTCATGATCATTGACTCTTTCACTATCCTGAGAGGTAAAAAATAATGGCACATATGGTTGAAACAATGGCCTACGCTGGTGAAGTTCCCTGGCACGGTCTTGGTGTTCCGGTTTCAAATGATTTGACTCCGGCACAAATGATGGAAAAAGCTGGATTGAACTGGAAAGTTCGTGAACTCGAATCATTTGTTGAGTTTGATGGTAAGCGGATGCCTACCGGTCAAAAGTCTCTGGTTCGTGAAACTGACGGTAGCATTCTGACTAACGTTGGTGCAGACTGGAATCCAGTGCAGAATGAAACTGCATTCGAATTTTTCAACGAGTACGTAATGGCAGGTGACATGGAAATGCATACTGCTGGTTCGTTGAAAGATGGTCAAATGGTTTGGGCTCTTGCAAAAGTTGGCGAATCATTTGAACTTTTTGGTGATGATAAGATCGATTCGTACTTGCTCTTTTCTAATCCTCACCAGTATGGTAAAGCAATTGATGTTCGCTTTACTCCTATCCGTGTGGTATGTAACAACACACTGACTTTCTCACTTCAAAGCAAAAGCGATACTTCCGTCAAGGTTGGTCATCGTTCTCAGTTCGATGCTGAGGAAGTAAAGTCACAACTCGGTATGGCAAAAAGCCAGCTCGATACATACAAGGATATGGCAGAGTTTCTTGGCAGCAAGCGCTTTACCGCAGACTCTTACATCGAGTATCTGAATGAAGTATTCCCTCGTACTGCTGACAAGCGTGTACAAGGTAAGGCTCTTTCTGTTGAAACACTTTCACGTAATGCAAAGCTGGCACATGATGCTATTGAACATCAGCCAGGTGCACGTTACGCTGAAGGTTCCTGGTGGCAGGCATTCAACTCTGTCACATACATTACTGATCATGTACAGGGTCGTAATGCTGATAACCGTCTGTACTCATCCTGGTTCGGTGGAAATCAAACTCGTAAAACTAACGCCTTGAAAAAGGCAGTAGAATATGCGGAGGCTGCATAATGTCCGAAGTGTCTAAATTGATATCAAGGCGTTTGGCTGATTCAAAAACAAATGCAAAGAAAAAAGGTATTGAGCATGACATCGATCATGCTTATATCCGGCATCTTCTTCTTCAATCAGGAGGAAGATGCCCAATCACTCAGAGCAAATTTGTTTTTGAGTCAAACCATCCGAACAATTTTTCTCTTGATAGAGTCGACAATTCAAAAGGCTATATCAAGGATAACGTCTGGGTTATAACTACTTGGGCAAATCGAGCGAAAAGTGATCTATCACTAGATGACTTTAAGAAAAATTGTAATCTAGTAGTGGAGGCTGCGCAATGAGAAGGCATTCAATCAATATGACTGCCGCTTGGGCAAAGGATTGGGGTATTCGTGGTTATGAACACCTTGACCCTCAGCAACGCGAAAAGCATCGTCAGAATACGATCAAGCGTTCGAATGAAAAGGCTCGAAAGCGTGAAGATCAAAAACGAAAGTATTAAACTTTTGTTACACGTGTAATAGTATGTAATAAATAAAAAACGAGAGGTGGCAGCCTCTCGTTTCTTATTAGATAGGAGAAATTTCAATGATTAAAAAACTTCTCATTCCTTTATTTATTATCGGAATGACAACTTCTGCACATGCTCGTGATTATATTTCGATTGCGGGTTCATCGACAGTTCTTCCATTTGCTACAATCGTAGCGGAACGCCTCGGACTCAACCCTTCAATTAAAACACCAGTCGTAGAATCTGGCGGATCATCTGTTGGAAAGAAAGGTGTTTGCCAAGGTATCGGCACAGAGTTTATCGATATTGGTAATGCTTCATCTCGTATGAAAGTAAAAGAACTTGAATATTGCACTGGTAACAGTATTGCTGTTACTGAAATTAAAGTTGGCTATGATGGCATTGTACTTGCTAATGCTAAAGGCGGTGTTCAACTAAATATTTCTAAAAGCGATTTAGGTAAAGCACTGACTGCAAAAGTTCCAGATGAAAATGGAAACTTTATCGACAATCCGTATACACATTGGAATCAAATCAATCCAGATCTTCCAAACATTCCTATTCGAGTAATGGGTCCACCAACCACATCCGGTACTCGTGCATCATTTGTAGAAATGGTTAATGAAAAAGGATATTGTAAAAAAGATCCTGTTGCAAAGGCAGCATTGAAAGCTGCAGGTGAAAAGGCAAAGGTTTGTCGTGCAATGCGTATTGATGGTGCTTATATTGAAGCAGGTGAACAGGACAATCTGATTGTACAAAAACTGCAAGAAGACACTGGTACATATGGTATCTTTGGATTCTCCTATCTTGATCAAAACAGTGATGTACTTGAAGGTGCTATTATTGACGGCAGTGAACCTACCTTTGATGCAATTGCTGCCGGTGAATATTCAGTATCACGTTCTCTCTTCTTTTATATTAAGCATGCGCATATTGGTGTAATACCTGCACTTGACATGTATATGACCGAGTGGACGAAACATTGGGGTGAAGATGGTATGCTTGCAGATGCAGGTATGATTCCACTTCCTGCCGATGAAATGGCCGAAATGATTTCCCGTATGGAAAATCTTCCAGCACTGACTGCAGACGACCTTAAATAATACTGTAACAAATATAAAAAAGCGTCTTTCGGGGCGCTTTTTTTGTTTACAAAAGACTATAAATAGTGTATACTAGTCTGGATTGGAGACAAAAAAATGAAAAGATTTAATTCATATTTAAGGGAGATGTCAATGGCCGCAGAAATGGATTTGAATTTTGAATTTCTTAAGCGTGCAGAAAAAGTAACATCTTTTAATCTTACTGAAAAGGATTTTCAGTCTAGTACGTATCAGAGAGAAATTAGATATTTGTACACTAAAAATTTCTTTCCTAATTTTGATCAAAATTTATTTGTTCAAACTCCGACCAAGGATGGACTTAACGCAGCAATCACTGCTATGAGAAGAGAAAGTTCTGTCAACTTTGCATCAATACATAACTTTAGACCAGGCGGAACAGGACCAGCAGAAGTATTGCTTTACTTCTTAATTGATGGAGCACAGCTTGGTGGTGCTGCTTCTAGAGGTATGGATCTTTTTGCAGCCGGTAAAGGATACGAATTAAAATCAGTACATGTTTCTACCGATGGATTTATCAAAGACTTTAAATTAGGTGGAACTGCTAATTTGTCTGGTATCATTAATGAAACAATTAAATTGAAAAGAGAAGCAGATCCGAAAGCTACGAATAAGCCTGGTGAAATTAATAAAACTCAACAAGCTAAAATTGCTCGATTGTTTCCTAATGAGTGGACAAGCATTCAAAGAAAATTTAGAAAAGAAGCTGCAGACTATTTTGGTCAAACTAATGTTATTTTTACTCGAAGCAAATCTAATAAGTCTCAAATGGGCAATGTCTTAGGAATTGGTACGGTACCTGAAAGAGCAATTGAAATTGACATGTTTACCAGTGGAACAATCAAACCTCTTATTAGAGTAAGAGATTTATAGATGGAATTCAAACAGTACATCACAGAACAAAAGAATACACATATGACTCACATCGAGGACAAGGTTCTTTATGGTGGAGTTACTGGAACGCGTGAAGCAATCCTCGCATTGCGTTCCTTAAGAGATGCCTTAGGAGGTGTGCATGACGGAAGAGTCTCGGTTAAGTGGGATGGCGCGCCGGCTGTGTTCGCAGGCGTGGATCCAAGAGACGGTAGATTTTTTGTTGCTAAGAAAGGAATTTTTAATAAATCACCAGTCGTCTATAAGACTAATGCTGATATTGACGCTGATACTTCTGGTGATCTCAATGCCAAGTTAAAGCTAGCACTCAAGCATTTTCCAAGTCTAGGAATCAAAGGAGTAATTCAAGGTGACTTCTTATTTGGACCAGGTGATGTTACGACTAAAAAAATTAAGGGAAAGCAGTATGTCACTTTCCATCCAAACACGATTGTTTATGCAATCCCGGCAAACACGGAGATGGCCAAGGAGATCACCTCCAAGAAAATCGGAGTGGTATGGCATACAACTTACACAGGAAACTCGTTCGAAACAATGAAAGCATCCTATGGAGTAAATGTTTCGGCACTCAATAAAACAAAGGATGTGTGGTCACAAGACGCAATGTTACGTGATATGACCAGTTATAGCATGTCAGCAGAAGATACGGAGGAGATAAATGGATATCTTTCAGAAGCTGGTAGGCTCTTTAATCAAATTTCTTCAACAACTCTTAAGCAGCTTGAAGAAAATCGCAAGCTTGCGGAAACTATTGAACAATTCAATAACACGTATGTCAGACGCGGCGAAGTTGTGCTGGACACACGTGGTCACGTTGAAAAACTCATTCGTTTCATCCGTCAAAAATTTCAAAAAGAAATTGACAAAAGGACAACAGAGCGAGGAAGAATGACACAGACGGGAAAGCTAAATGAATTTTTAGCTTTCTTTTCTCCACAGAATAAAATGTCTTTGAAGAAAATATTTGATCTTCAAAAAATGTTAATTCTTGCAAAATTAAAAATTATAAATACTCTAAACAAACTAAACAAGACACAGACTTTTTTAAAAACAAGAAAAGGATATCGTACAACAGGCCAGGAAGGCTATGTAGCAATCGATAAACTTGGTGGTGATGCAGTGAAAATTGTTGACCGGATGGAATTCTCATTCGCCAACTTTTCACCTACTATATTAAAAGGATGGGATAAGCCGGGGAGAAACTGATGTCAAACATCTATGACCATCAAAAACCAGTAGGTGGTCCTCTTTCATTTAGACATTTTTACGTTGCCGAGTATCGTCCGGGCGAGGACGAGCTAACCAATTATCGCGCCAAGAAGCGTAAGAACGGTGCAATGCATGAAGATGTTGATGAGGCTCTTACACTTCAGCAAAGAATTAAGCGTGGACGGATGATGAAGAGAATGAAGTCTCGCATTAAGATTGGCCGTGAACGTGCAAAGCGTAAAATGGCACCAGTCGCAAAGCTGAAGAAGCGTGCAAATCGTAAAGCAAGAGATTTAATTGTGCGTAAAATTACAAAGGACATTCCTAAAAAAGATTTGACTTTTGCTCGTAAGCAGGAGATTGAAAAGCGTTTAGAGAAGCCAGCGTTCAAAGCTCGCATTGCTCGACTCGCAAAGAGAATGTTCCCTAAGATTCGTAAAGCAGAAGTGGCAAGAAAAAAGGGATGATTAGCTCCTTTAAGAATTATCTGGTTGAAGAGGAAAAGACTCTGTACTTTGTATGGGGCCGTATGAATCCTCCTACAGCTGGACATGAAAAATTACTTGATTTTCTAAAACAGAAGGCAGGTAAGAATCCATTTAGAATTTATTTGACACAGTCGGAGGATCAGAATAAAAATCCTATTCCTTTTGCTCAAAAGATCAAATTTGCTCGCAAAGGCTTTCCTCAGTATGCTCGTCAAATTATGATGAATAGAAAACTGAAAACTATTTTTGATGCTATGACATCTTTTTATGATGAAGGTTTCAAAAGAATCGTAATTGTGGCTGGTCAGGATAGAGTAAACCAATATGATGTCCTGCTGAAGAAATATAATGGCAAAAAAGGTAAACACGGTTTCTATAATTTTGAAAGAATCGATGTTTTAAGTGCCGGTGATCGTGATCCAGAAGCCGAAGGGGTTGAAGGTGTATCCGGTACGAAACTAAGAGGGTATGTAAAAGCTGGTGACTTTACTAAGTTTGCTCAGTTCATGCCAAAGAGACTTTCGAATGCTGATGCAAAGCAAGTATTCAATGCTGTACGTAAAGGCCTAGGCCTGAAAGAACAAAAAGAATTCGTAAATCATGTACAACTTGAAAAAGTATCTGATAAAAGAGAAGCATATGTTAACGGCGAGTTATTTCAAGCCGGTGATAAAGTAGTCATTAAAGACACAGACGTAGTTGCAGAAGTCAAACACTTGGGTCCTAACTACGTTATTGTTGAATCAAATGGTGTACAAATGAGAAAATGGATTGAACATGTTGAGTTTCTTGAGAGAACAACATCTCCTCAAGATCCTGACATTAAAGATCGTAAAGGTACTCAACCCGCTGCATATCACGGACGTGATGCAAAAGGGAAAGAGATGTCGAAAGGAACAAAGGCTGCACGTGACAGGCACTTTAAGAAAGGTGCAAAGATGGATGATGATAATCCTGCGGCATATAAGAAAGCTCCTGGAGATCATGGCGCAAAGACAAAGACAAGTAAACACACCACTCGATTCAAGCAAATGTATGGCGAAACAATCGCCATAAACATGGCAAAACAAAAGATCGATCGTGAAAAGCAAGCCGACAAAGTAAAGCACGATCGTATGATGGATAGAGCTCGATTAAGAGACACCAGAAGAAAAAATAGGGAAACGGCATGATCAAGTTCAAGCAATACATTTCTGAAGATGCAACTGCAGCTTTAAAGAAAAAGGCAGAAAAATCTGGCATGCCGCTCGGCATTCTTCGTAAAGTCTATAATCGAGGAGTTGCTGCATGGCGTACTGGACACAGACCAGGAACCACACCGCAGCAATGGGGTTTGGCAAGAGTTAATTCCTTTGTAACTAAGTCATCTGGTACTTGGGGCAAAGCTGATAAAGACTTAGCATCAAGGGTAAGAAAATGACAGTTAAAAGCGCAGACAAAAAACCTGAAAAGTATATAGGACCGGATGGTAAAGTAAAATATCGTATGGTGCCTGTCGACAAAGAAGTGATGAGTAAAGAAGCTGCTGTAAAAGAAGTTTCAAAGGGTATGGTCGGTAGATACTTGAAAAAAGCTCCTGCTTCAGCTGCCGATGGAGGTCGTGATTCTGTTATGGGTAGCGGTAAAGAAAAGCAAGGTGTAAAGAAAGTAATTAATCGTATTACAGGCACGCGAACGGCGGTAGACAAAATGACTGGTAAAGCAAAAGTTCCTGCTACTGAAGAAGCAGAAAAGCACGTCTTTAGATTTAGTACAAAGACAAAGCAAGGAAACATTCACCATTCCTCTAAAGATCATAAAAGTGCTGCAGATGCTATTCAAAAAAGAACTGGTGAAAAAGTACAGAGCATGACTTACAAAGGTACAGTATCTGCTATGCCAAGACGTCGTGCACAGAATGAAAGCGCTTTGAATGAGTTAACTCCAGCACAGAAGAAAATGAAAACAAAAGCTCAAGGAGGCATTAGAGGTCGTGAAGGTGGTGGACAGGCTAAAGATTATCATGATGCTGGTATGGGTAATATTGATCATCAAGGTCGTGGACTAAAGAAAACTCATAAGCCAGGTGATGTTACTACAGGTTACAGTGGTGATTATAGAACTGCACAAGCAAGAAAGCATGATAAAGAAACTGGTAAAATTGCTAGCATAGCCATGAATAAAGCTTTAAGAAAAAAAGATCCTAAGGTCGGCGCTGATTCTAGACTTTCTGATCTTAGAAGAAAGCATGCTGCTAAAACTGGAAGAGATATGCAAGGAAATAAGATTAATAAAGAAGATTCTGATGCAGTCAAAGCATTTCTTGCAAAAGGTGGTAAGATTAAAAAGCTTCCTCCTGCAAAAGCACAAGGCTATCATGGTAAAGACGATCCAGGCAAAGACATGCATGGTGTTATGGATAAACCAGACACCAAAGCAATGGGTACACGTAAAAAGGTGAAGTCAATGGAAAGTAAAAAATTCTCAGATTTGAGAGCTCAGATTTCTGAAAGTATGCTCGGCCATAGAGATGCTGAAAAGTTAAATGGAGGTAAATCAAAAGATCCTAACTTTAAGTCTCCGGAATCTCATATTGATCACCATCACAGACAGTCTGGTGGCCACAATAAATCAGGTGGCGATCAAGACCGTCATAGATATAACGTAGCCAAAAAATTAGGGTATGACGTATAATGCCATTAAAAGTCTCAGATGGAATAGGAACGTGGATTAAGGATTTTAAAAAATCCAAAGCTCCACAGTTCAAAGGTAAGAACGAAAAGGAACGCCGTGATATGGCAGTTGCTGCCTATCTGTCTGCGAAGAATGAAAGCCAGGAAGTAAAAGAAGAAACAAACTTCCAAGTAAACATTGAAGGTTTACCGATGATGTTTATTGGAGGCATGAGTCCTGGTGAAGTCAAGGCCAAGTTGCGTGGTATTGTCAAACAGCCTTCTATGATTAAGAGTGTTCGTCGAGTCACAGACGCTGAAGTCAAGAAAAACTTTAGGTTGAAAGCACAAGGGCGTGATGATGAAGAAAAAGTCGAAGAGCAGTATAAGTATGATTACGGTACACCCGAATCTGTAAAGCTTATGAAGAAAATTACACCAGGTGAGAAGAATGAAAAGCATGTGGTAAAGAATAAGAAGTTAAAGAATCTTTATCTTCCTAATCCAAAGGATCCGACTCCTTACCAAAAGGCTAAAAAGATTATGAAGAACAGGCAGACCAATGAAGGATCTGAAAGTTGGGAAGCTGGTTACAAGCGTAGAGTTGTAAAGACGACAAAGCCTGAGCACAAGGCAAAAGGATACAACTGGAGAATCAAAGGGAAAGATCGTCCGGAGATTTCAATTAAGTTGTATAGAGAAAAGCCATCACAGGCTGAGTTTAACAAACAAATGAAAAGGGTTGCAGGACATGAGTTCGGCTGATAAATTTAAATCTTATAGAGAAGAAATCATCGATGACACATGCGAGTGCGAAGACTTGTATGAGGATCTTGAAATTGCTGAGGCTGAATACCAGGGTAAGAAGGTAAAGCTGAATGATCCTATTCGTACTTCTGAGAATCCTAATAAAAAGTTTAAAGTATATACCATGGGTCCGAATGGTAAAGTAGTTGTTGTAAGGTTTGGTGATCCTAACATGGAAATCAAACGTGACGATCCTAATCGTAGAAAATCCTTTAGAGCACGTCATAACTGCGATAATCCCGGACCAAAATACAAAGCTCGTTACTGGTCATGCTATCAGTGGAGAGGCGGATCAAAGGTAGATAACTAATGACAAGATCAAGAGATATTGCTACAGCAATTAGTAAGGCAGTCCAGGCTGGAACATTAACGGCGACAGGTACTCTTGGCGCTGATGTTGCATTGGATTCTGCTGAAGTTCAGGCAGTGATTGACCAGACTTACGTAAGAAGTCAAATTAATTTAGCTTATATTAATTCACTTGATAATCCTAATGTTCAATTCAACCAAGAAGGAACACTAGCTGTAACGACTGGAACTGCGAGGTGGTATGCTCCTCGTAATATCACTATAAATAAGATCGAAGGATTTCTAGGAACAGCTGGAACAGGATCTTCGACAACATTTGCAACTTTGATTAACGGATCACAAAATAGAACAGATAGTATTAGTGCAGGATCTACATCATCGACCTCGACCGGTCTTTCAATATCGATGACTGATGGTCAATACTTGACAGTTAATATTACAGCAGTCGGAACAAGTGCTGCAGATTTAAGCGTGAAGTTTTATTATACGTAAGGAGAAATAAGATGCCTTTAACTAATTTAACTCGAATCGATGAACTCGGTACAATTTTAGGAGTGCCGCTTGATCGCGATTCTGACGGGACAGTAACAACTAGTCAGCTTTGGGTATATACTACTGAATCGAACAATGACGAAGAAATTAATGCATCAAGCCTTTGCGCAGACTATGAAACAAATAGTGCTTTCATGACCAAAATTAATGGATCGTACCATGTCGCCTTTTTGGCAGATCCTAACTTAATTGATACAGCTAATGCCTGGACAGAGGTTGTAGAGTAAAAATATGGCTTATTTCAAATTTAAAATTAATAATACTTCTACAGACCAAAACGGCGCCATCATGGATGATTATATGAGAATCATCTATAACTGTATGGCAGGAAGTCATACATCTTCTAGCACCTTTGGTACTTTAAGTAGCGAAAGAACCGGTGGATTTGATAATGCAGATTCTGTGGTTGTCAATGACTCCGCACACAGACAGACAAAGCATACTGGTGCTTTATGGAGTAGTAGCACTACAGTTGGTAGTGCTACTACTTCTGTGTATCATGCCGCTGCTGCACCTTATGGTACTAGTGGCTATACATATTTTGAATTTTACAAAAGGCATTATATGAATACACATATTGATGGAGCAAGTCCAACTAATGCTTCTTTCGATGCTTATGTGAAAATTAGAATTGGTTACAGCACCAGCTCCGGCTTTTGGGTCGGGTTGATGGATAGAAATGGTGCAAATCAGTTGCCGCTCAGTAGTGGTAACTGGGGAACCGGTGGGCATGTAGGTACACCAACTTCATCGTTAGAAGTAGGCGATGGTTACTGGGGTAATACCGACACACTTGAACTTTGGATGGGTGAAACACATTTTGCCTGGGCAACTTACCACTATACTAATGGTCCACCGTCTTCTAATAACATTAATTCGGGCTGCAATCAATTTTTCTATTGGGGCGATTTCCCTTATATTGATAAGATTGATGGATATCATTATGATCAACTCAGCGGCTATTATCCGGGTGTAATGCTTAATATTGGCATGGGTCAGCACGACGTTAGAGTACCAGACGTAGGGCCTGCTACGAGTGATCAAGCAGAATATCAGATTGCAAGATACGGAAATGTCAATGGAATTGGTGGTTATTTCAATAATCCTTCTAGTCAAAGTCATTTAAATTACACATATTCGACTTATGGTAACACTTCCTATGCACAGTATCATAGAACATGGCCGCATCCATTAACTCCAATTACACAAACACAAAGTGAAGACGGTGCAGGACCTTTACTTATTCCTGTTCAATATCAGCCGGTTCCGCCAATTGGTAGAGGTGCGAATAGTACTACCCTGACGAATGCCGGTGGTGGCGCCGCCAGTTCACAAAACTTTGGTGACACACGCTGGTCACCGATGCTTAACTTGTACAACCTGCCGGATGATTTCGGTAGCGGTCCTAGTGATCGAGTTAAAGTTGGGGGTGATTACTATAGAACTGCATGGACGCATAAAAAAGGCAACAGCGCAAATAGTATACTAGACACAAATAATAGGCAAACAAATGTGTTTGCACTTCCTGAAAAATCTGTTGTAGGTCCGGATGAAATTTAATGGCTGACTCTTCTGCACCACTTGATTCTGAAGGTCATCTTTTACTTAGTGCGTCTGCATTAAATGCTGGTGGACTCGGTGCATCATATAATTCATTTACTGGCGGAGATTCTTATTCAGGATGGAGAATTGATGATTATCTTTTAAGTAACAATGATTCCTCCTTTGCTGGTGGATTTCATTCGACTTTTGTAAATATACATCAATCAGGAGTTGATTCAGATTTTAACTTTTATAGAAATGGCGGTGCTAGATCATTTGGTCAAGGTTTAATTATGGCATTAGACAGTGATGCACAAAATGCAACTGGCGGTGGTGAAGCTGGTGGTGGAATAACACAATATTGGATTGGTTAATTAGGAGAAATAAATGTCTTTAACAGACTCAGCAACAATTGCTGCATTATATACAGACGGAACTTTTGCATTTATTGCAGATAAATTCCAATTTGATTCGGATGAAAATTTAGTTTCTCCGACTGAAGTGTGGCTGTATAAAACTACGACTGACAACGAGGCTCTTATGCGCCTAGATCGATTGACAGCTGATTCAGATGCCGATTGTTTCCAGAATCGAGATACTGAAGGAAATACACTATCATTATTCTTTGAAGATCCTAACTTAATTGATACTGCTAATGTCTGGACAGAAGTAACGGGAGCTGAATAATGGCATACATGAGACTTTACTTTAATACCGCACAGACCACCAACAACAATCGGCAGAATATGAGCACCAGCTACGGTGGAGCATGGTTGTATGCTATACAGCAATTCTTTTCCGGTGCTCTGACCGGTGCTACGACCGGATCTGGTAATGCTAATCTGAGCAATCATACTGGCGTAAACAATTCCCTTATTCCGTCTAACTGCATTGTGATTAATGACTCTGAACATAGACAAAATAAATATGCTGCGAACATGGCCACCACGTCGACCTCTACCAGTAGTTCATTTAATGATTACATGTATCGTTCTGTGGCGCTTACAACTAGCTCCGATAATGGGTCAGTAACTTTCACAAAAAGACATTATGCCTCATCAAACTTTGCAGCCGCACAATCGGCTGGCGTTAGTGGCTTTGATCCTTATATTAATTTTAGATTAAGATGGCATGTTAGTTATGGAATTCAAATGGACATAACAAACAGCGGTGGCACAAATCGAAGACCAGGAGACTCTAATCAACCTTATGGCGGCAGCACCGGTTCTTATGTGATGCAGACTTATGCGTGTGGTGATCCTGGTATACATTATATGGATGCGTGGATGGGCGATACTTTCTTTGCCTTTTCTTTTCATAAATATTTCACAGGAGCACCGGCAGCAAGCAGCAATGGTCAGAACTCGTTCTTCTACTTTGGTGATTTCCCGTTAATTAAAGATGTAGATAAACACGCTTATGATACTTTAGTTGGATCTAATTACTATCCGGGTGTAGTGATTGCTAGATCAACAAAGAGTGATGATATTCGAGCAAAAAATACCAATAGTGCTGGCACGTCAGCCTCTAACTACTGGGGTGCTGTTACAAGACCGGCTGCCTTTACTGGTACTGGAAAAAGCTTTGTGCCGGCGCAGTACTCCAGTGGAGGTATTAACTATAGTTTCGGCCATACAAATCCGAGTTCGACCTATAACCATTATGGCTTCATCTATCCTCCAATGACTAAGCAGATTACTCCGTTGCCTAATAGTCAAGGAACTGGATCACCGTTTATTCCTATGCAATATCACGGTGGTGGATATGATGGAATGGGCACGACTACAACCGCCAACTCCACCATCGGTGAAAATTGGTCTAAGAATTCTCATGGTGATGCTCGTCATTCGCCATGTTTAGGCTTATATCGACTAGCTGATGATTTAGGCGATAATCCTGGACAAAGAATTCGGATTGGAAGTGATTTTTATAGAACAGCATTTGTGGGTAAAGGCGGTCATACAAATATTCAAAATAGCTCTGCGCAAAGAATCACTGTACTTGGCATGCCAGAGAAAAGTTTACCGGGACCGGATGTTGCATAATGGCAGACTCTGATGATTTCATGGATTCAAGTGGAGATTTTATCTTCCCTTTAGATTATCATGGAACAAACCAGGTGATCGGTGTTGGAGGAGGAGACTCAACTACTGAATTTGATTTTATTATGAGTAGCACTTCACGTCCTGAATACATGGGCTTAATGGTGATGGAGAGCTCATATGATTCGATTGGAGGTTCAACTGCACCATACTTTACACAGATGAGTGGTGATAGATTTTTACGTTATGTAGAGAATCATGATCTTCAGAGTACAGATTCTTATGGACACAATCGATCAAACCTGCGTGGTATAGGAGAAGGATTGATCATGGCTTTGGATAGTGATTTCCAGAATGCAACTGGTGACGGCGGTGGTACCGGTGGACTAACACAATATTGGATAGGATAAAAGAATGGCTATTTCTAGAAGTAGAAAAATTGCAAAGAGAATTGGTAAAGCTGTTGCTGCCGATAACATTACTTCGACCGGCGCGCTGGCCGGTGGCACCGACTCAGCCGGCACGTTAATATTGGTGGGTATTGATGGTGTAATTCGAGAGCATCCTAGAAGAGTAACTTCCAATATCACGGTTGATAGTGCATATAATGCAATGGCAGCTGGCCCGCTTACGATTGATAGCGGGTTCAGTATAACAATTAACGATAGCGCAACATTGGTGATAGTATGAGCACTTTAAAGGTAACAAATATTGAAGGATTAGGTTCAGCCGGGTTTAGTGGTACTGTACAAGGCGAAGGTACGGCTACAACTAATCTTGCTCAAGGATTAATTAAATATTGGTCATCGACTAGATCAAACGAAACTACTTGGTCAACGTGGGATAGTTTCAATCAATCTTCAATGACTGATGGCGGTCAAGGAACATACATTGGAAATTACACAAATAATTTTGCAACTGCAAGACATGCTTTTTCTGGTTCCTGTGCTGATGATACTAATGATGCAATTGGACCTATTACTGTAGGTTGGAGACCAGACGTACCAGTTAATACAAATAATAGAAAATGGTACACAGTCTATGCAGGAACACCATATGATTCACATGAGGCAACCGCAAAAAGCGCAGGAGACTTGGCATGAGTGTTACAATTCCAGGCAATGGCCAAGTCATTACACAAGTCAAGCAAACTGTGGTAACAGAAGCTACGCTTGAAACTGGACCGAACGGTACTTTAAAAGAACTTACTGCTTTCAGAACTAACATTACACCTACTAGTGTAAATAGTAAAATTTTAGTTCAAGTGCATTTAAACTATGGCTGTAATGGTACGACTTATAAAGCCATGATCCGTAGAGATGGATCTGATATTAGTGGTGCAATTGGTGATACATCGGGAAGCAAACAAGAAATGACATTTGCTCTAGGATTCACCGGTGATGGAAACCAATGTGATGTTGGATCGATGATGTATCTAGATTCTCCTAATACAACTAGTACTATTCAATATCAATTGTGGCTTAATAACGATAACACTGCTGGAATAGGAATAAACAGATCTGGCACTGATCAAGATAATAATGTTGGTGGTCGGTATATTTCAACTGTGACGTTAATGGAGGTGTCCGGTGGCTAACGGTAAACTTATTGCAGATACGCTAGAGCATAGCACAGCTGGAACTGTCGGTACACAGTATGTTGTGAATGGTGCTGCAAAATTATGGGGTAGTTTTAATGGTACAACAGCAGCAATTGATGAATCATTCAATGTATCATCTGTTATAGACGATGCTGTAGGTAGCCATAAATACACTTCAACGGTGACTTTTGCTCATAATACTAAACATGGTGGAGTTGCAGTAATAGGCACTAATAATGTTGGCTTTGGTCGGCTTGCCGGAGGAAACTGTACTACAACTTTAGTACATGTATTTACGCATTTGCACGAAGGCACTAATACTGATATTGACAGAACTCTTACTATAACTGGAGACTTAGCATAGTGGAATTAAAAGAACTAAATTTGTTTGATAGACTATGTTGGGCAAAAGAAAATCTTGAAAGATTTGATACAGAATATGTAGTAGTGTACGAAGATAATATTGATGAGCCAGCAAAGGTTATGAATCCTGATCCGAATTGGATGGCATGCGCATTGCATGGAGGAATCTTACCTCCAGTTTGGGTGTATCATGAACTAGCAAAGGATGAAGCACAACCGGGATTTGAAAAACATATTCGAGGTTATTTACTTCATGAAACAGAACCAATGGGTCCGATGACTGAAGAAGAAGCAATTGAATATTTAATTATGAAAGACGTACCTCAGCATGTTTGGAAAACATGGAATGAAAGTAATAAACCAAAACTTAGAATTTGTAAGACGCACCAGTTACCTCAGACTAGAGCCTGGCGAAATGCTTGGAAGCTGGCAGCATAGGAGTAAAAAATGACAAGTAGTATTGTATTAAAAGATGGAAGTTTAGTTCATTCCGATGAATGGAATGGCGTGCCAAGCGATCGTCATTTTAGAGGAGCTTGGACTTTAAACGATTCTGATGTTGTTGTCGAAGATTTAGCAGCAGCTAAAAATATTTTTAAAGATAAAATTAGAGATGTGCGCAAGTCTTTGCTTGAAGCAGAAGATGTTGCATATATGAGAGCATTGGAAGCAGATGACGCATCTGCAAAGACAGCAGCTGTAAATAAGAAGACAGCACTAAGAGATGCACCAGCAGCATCGGCTATCACAAACGCAACGACGATTGCTGAACTCAAAGAAGCATGGGACAGTGACGTATTAGGTACAAGTCCTTACGCTTAAGTGTCAATTTTTTGACACTCCATGGTGTCAAATTAATGTAGGTGTCAATTTTTTGACGGGCAATAAATAATAGGTATCAATTAAAAATGGCAGAAGAAAATATGAATATTTCAGAAGCTAACGCATCCAGGCTCGACCGGATCGAAGAAAAACTCGACCGTTTGACTGACGCTATGGTATCTATGGCCCGTGCAGAGGAGAAGATTAACGCCTTGAAAGACGACCACGACAAAATGTACGAAAGAATCAATCGTCTATCATCTAAACTCGATGATATAGAGAAGAAGGTGGACGACAATGCTCGTACTGTATCCCTTATAAATAAACTAGTATTTGCAGCAGTGGTTGCTGCGCTCGGCTCAATAGCGGCCCAATGGATGTAGAGGAAAACATGCAACAGAAATTTATAATTCCAGAAGAAATTCCGGCGAATGAAAGGACAGCCTTTCATGGTGCCGCAGCTGCGGCCGCTAAAGCTGGAAAAAAATCATTCTCGTTTGGTGGGAAGACTCACCCTGTCACGATGAAAAAGGATCTCGCAACTAAGATTGCTGATCAAAAAGAATCTTCTCATGAGGATGAAAAAGAAAAAGAGATCGATCCTGAAGTTAAGAAGGAAAAGCTCAAGAAGAAAACCGCCAATGCTAAAAATGGCGAGACCGCGACTATGAATCCTAAAATGGATAGCGGCAAAGGTAAGGGTTCTGGTATGGAACAGAAAGAATCAACAATCCGTGATAAGCTGATTACTGTATTAGAAGGTGACAGTGCAAAGCACTACAAAGGTGCAGCAGAAGCTGAAACCATGGATGACAAATACAAAGGTGCCGGCGCTAAGAAAATGAAAAAGGATCACGAAGGTGAGACTGTTGATAAGTTGCCACAAGCTTTTGATGATGCTTCGAAAGCAGGCCGTGTAACAAAGGCTGCACCAAAGAGAAAAGGAGACTCAAACATGAGTGATAAGGCTGTAATTAATGCAATTTCTAAAGCATATAGAGAAATGAAAGAAGACGATGAAGTATTAACAATACTGTTAACTGAGCCAGAAATGCTAGAACTAGTACAGGCTCAGCAAAATGAAGTTTCTGAAAGAGCTGGAACTGTCCATATAGATTATGGTTCCGATGGAGAGACGCGGTCGTCTCTTAAAAAGCATGCCGCTGATATGAAAAAGAAATTTGGCGTTTCAGTAAAAGGTAATCCTAAGGATGGTTCATATTCGATGACTGGCTCAAAGCGTGGTCTTAAAAAAGCGTTAAAGCATCATGATTTTCACCCAAAGCTAAAAAGCATTAAAAAAGGTGATGAGCCTGGTTATGAATATAAGAAGATGAAAATGAAAGAAAAGGAAAAGTGAAAATGGCGATTACACCTCCTAATTATCAAAAGGATGCAGTGCCGACTACTCGTGGTTGGACACATCCTCGTACCGGTGAACTTTTAGTTTCCCGACCAATGAAACAGCATGAGATTGATGAGTATCTTGGCGTGTCTGTAGAAGAACCTGCAGAGATGCTGACAGAAGCACCATCGCATGGATCTCTTGATGACATGAATAAGAAAGAACTGGAAGCTCTTGGTAGGCAACATGGTATTGAGCTTGATCGGCGTAAAAGAAAAGATGACTTAATCGAGGAATTAAACGAAGTTATCGAAGATTAAGATAAATACTTTTGTTATGAACATTGATCTTACTGAAGAAAATCTTTTTCTTTTTGCTGCTAAGCATTACTATAATCCTCAGTTCTCAGACATTGAGGAGTTTTATGAAGATTTGAAACGATTTAAATACATCAAGAGATTGGTAAATCGTTATTTGGATAATGGTGACTTGACAGAAAGGCTGATATTAAATCATCTGATTGTAGTGTTCAATTCATTCGGTATTGAAGCTGCACTAGAAATACTAGAATTAAAATTAGATGAAAAACATTGGCCGGTTGTAAAACCCTTTTTGATTTTTCTTAAGTATATTCGTAATGATCAGTATACCGGTATTAAGATGAATGAAGAGGTGGTAGAAGCTTTGAGGAAAATCTAATGGGTTTAATTAAAAGTGCAGCAGATCTAACTTATACTTTTCGATTTATTCGAATGTTAGTCATGGACTGGAAGAATTGGGATGCTTATAAATTAGGCATCATCGATGAAAATGGTAAGAGACAAAAAAGCACTAAGCTTGATAGCGATGAAAAGAAGTCTGCTTATACTCCTTTCATTCGCTTGTGCGCTAACATTAAGAGGCTCGTTAGTAGTATCCCTGGAGGTGGATCAAAACTTGGATCTTTTGCGTCCGCGCTCTACCTTATTAAAGAAAAGTATGAGCTTACCGATTCCAACCTCGATAACATTATGAGAAAAGTAAACCTTGATGTTTTCGATATTATGGTTGAACATACAGAATGGTTTATATTAGAAGATAGAAGATTATCTCCAGGAATCTATAGAGTATATAACGACAAGATATTGAATGAAACATACGATGATTTAGTAAATGCAAAGGATAAAGTAAGAATACAAGAAGACGCTTATCCTGTTGGAGATGTTTTTGGCATTGACGTATATGAAGCAATTCATATGAACACTAATAAAAAAATTTTTATCACAGCAAGCGAGATATATAAATGAGCTTATGGGATAACATTAGAAAAAGAAGAGCGTCTGGAAAGCGTAAGCTTAAGCCGGGCGACAAGAACTATCCAAAGACTTTGGATATCGAAATGACAACGACTGCTGACATTCCTAATCCGGCAGACACAGCACAAGGTCCTCGTGTTAAAACGACATATATGCATGATCGTAGAAGAAAAAAAGATCAACTGCCTGTTCTGTTAAAAAGATTTAGAAAATATATTGAGGATCATGGATGACTATTAATAGAGATATGGCCAAAGAGGCTAGAGAATTTTATAAGACATACGCGTATGATGGTGCTGTAGCAGTTGATACTGGTACCAAAAGATATTATGCGCATGATAATAGTGTCCTTTCTAGTATTGAAGCTTATATCGGAACTGCGCCGGTAGGTTCAACTCTAAATATTAGAGTTAATAAAAATGGATCGTCAGCTACAACACTTTCAATTCAAGCTGCTGCCACATCATTCGAATCTACGACGAATATCTCTTTCAATAAAGGTGATTATGTGACAGTAGACATTACACAGGTTGGTTCCTCTACAGCTGGTTCTGATCTAAGAATTAATTTTACGTTTAGGAAAACATAATATGTACGGAAAACTTAGATTTACTTCTACTTGCACAAATGCTGAAAGAAATTTATCAATTGTAAAATTGATTACAGATTACTATGATCCGCCGGCTACTGTAAGCTTTGATGGTTATCCTGGATTAGACTCAAGCTTTTGTGAAGTCATTAGTGCCGATAGTTCTCATTGGACTTTTGCAGGAACAGGTGGTGGTCAGTCATTAGGATCTGACGCACTTAATTATAGCTCTGGACAGGCCTGGCACGGATCACAATATACTCTTAAAACAACTTATGATACTGGTCATACACAGTATGCTGATGTCAAAGTGATGGGTAATGCTACTAATGCAAATATTTACAATGGTGATGAAGCCCCTACAATGATTGTACCAAGAAACAGATTTGGCACTTCATTAGAAAATAGACAATGCGGTAATAATACTACTAGTACAGATGCTGATGTAGATTTAAGAGGTCAAGGAGTTTCGCATTACGTTAATAAAGAAATTCACATTTTTGCTGATCAAACAAAATTATGTTTACTTGGCTCACAGCAAGATAATTTAAATCATTTTGTATTTAATGGTCTTTATCAGCACGAACAGCCAAACTACTTCAAATATTATGACAAATTAAACACCATTGCTGATAGTAACGTACCTTGTGTTTGGAATTTAACAGGTATCGGAGATATTGGTGGTGGAAATCAAGCGGCTAAGGAAAACACTGCCGCATGGAGCAGTTCCTGGGATGCTGCTAACATTCACGGGCCAACTATTCAATTCCCGGGAAATATTTACAATGCAAGAGATGGTAAAAAATTTAGAAATATTTCATTAAACGGCACCGCCAGCGCTGATTATACCTTTAGCACACCAAGCACCGTTGTCGACGATGATACAACTCAAGCTCCGA